TCTTAAACCCCTGTGCTGTTTCTTGCACATCTATAGCTCTTACACTGCCTGCAAATGTACCCGTTTGGTTTTCTAGCCTAGGACTCCCCATATTGTCTGCTACTTGTTGGGGTAGCTTTGCATTTAATAAGCCTAGTATGTTCTTTAATGCCATTCTAGGCGGCTTAACTTTACTTTGCTTCTGTCTTTTTATAGTTTTTTTACTGCCGGAAAGCTTTGATGCCGCTGCCTTTACTATAGTAAGTTTACCTGCTTTCTTGCCTAGTGTGGACTTGGCCTTGTTCTCCTTAATTACGAAGTCTTCGTGCTTAACTGATATACCTTTTCTATTTAGAAAAGGCTTTACCATTTCTCTTATTAGTTTCTTTCTATGAGCATTAACTAAACTATCGGAGCCGGGAATAGTTATTAAATACGCCTGTAAGCTTTCTATAGCCGCCCGCAACTTTTTAGCAATCTCACCTTCCATAGACCCACCTTGTTGGGCATTTTCTAGATAGCTTTTAATTCCTAAAGTGACTTCCCCGAGCTCTCCTTCCTTCATTATTGTTAATATGTGCTGAACATCGCCCCGGCCTGTACTCTTTGCTAAAGCCTCTAGCTCCTCTTTTACACTCTTAGGAGCATTTGGACTTTCTTTATTAGTCTTGTCCATTGCGTTCCAAACTGCATCGTTGACCAGATGCTGAATATTTGACACGCCGTGAGCAGCTACTACTAGCTTACCTTGTGACTTGATGCTAATCATGGCGCCCTTCTTACCAGTTATGGGATCTTTTGCTGACCCACTCCACCTTTCAAGTCCTCCTGGCTTCCCTACTAGTTTTAGAAACTCGGTATAAAATTGGGTCATCTCTGCGTCATATAAAGCTTTTGCGGTTTTATAGTTATTTCTTCCTTCCTTTGTTTTAAGCAGAGTTATAGTAACTTCTTCATTATTGCCAGAAACACTAACTATAGATGATTTATCCGATAGTGCGTAGGTGTCAAAAGCTAAACGTATATTCGCAGATAGGTTGGTTACAAGCTTAGTATAGTCTTGGTCAAACTCCTTCCCTAAACCATCGGATCCTATTTTATCTATGGCGTGAAAAATATCAAACTCTCTGTAGGTAAGAGTGGTTGCTTTATAATCTACTTCGCCTACTCTGTGTTCTTGTGCAGGGTCACGCTTCTTCCCTTCTGAATCTTTGGTATCCATCTCATTTTGTAGCTTCTGTAAGAAGAGGTCTAAATTAGCGGCTGACATTAAAAGTTCTTATACAAGTCTAATACTCGTTTAATGTGGTCTGGAAACGCCACATTATTAGACTGGCTTGAGCTGCTAGCATTTTGTATACTTGCTCCTGCGATAGCTCGTCTTTCTTTATGCTCATCTTTTAAATAGTAAGTAATTAAATCAATTACTGCTAGTTTCAGATCGGCAGGTACTGCACTCCACCCTGCTGTATATACTACTTTGACCGCATCCACTCCTTGAGGCCAGTTTTGATAGCCCGCTGAATTTGTGCGTAAAATACTATCAGTACTAGTATTTAAGTAGTACTCATAAGCTCCAGTAGTAAGAGTAGTATACGCACTACTATAAGAGTCTCGTTCCTGAACACTTGTTATGGCGTTAATTGGACTCTCTGTTAATTGGACTATATGAGTGTTCCAATTAACAGTAAATGTCTCAGTTTTTGCAGAGCTATAAAAGTCTACAAAGCTATTTCCACAATAAGTTTTTATTAATTGACTAACGGACGGAATTATAGAATTTATCTTTAAATCCTCTTTTGGATTAGATAAACCCTGAGCATCTTTATAATCTTGTAATGTTATTAAGTCTGCCATAAATTAATTAATAAAAACTTGGGGGAGGAAAACCTCCCCCGAGTTAATAAAATTACTAAAAAGTAATTATTAGTTAGCTAAAAGCGTTAAAGCATGAGCACCATTGGTGGTTTCAAGAGCTTTAAATCCCAGAGCTTGACTAGCAACCAAAACGTTGCGTTGCTTACCAACTTCGTAATCAGTTTCGATACTAACGCCACGCAGACGTCCAACAACAAAGCGACCTGTGTTAATAACACAAGCAACAGTGCCTGCATCAGCAGGAGCAAGTTCCGCAGAAACAATAACGGGAGAACCAAAGACGGTACCCATTTGACCATTAATGTTAGCAGCAATATCAGAACCAGCTTTATCTATAGTTCGGAAGTCGCCATCTTCTGCAAGCAAATCATAGTATGCATCGATAGTAACAACATAAACAATATCAGCTGGATTAACAGCATATTTGCCCATAGCAGCACGACCAACTTCAAGCATACTAGCTGCAAATGCAGTAGAACCATCAAGTTGAGCAGTTGTAGCTGAAGTTCCAGCTCTTAAGCCAGTACCTTTATCAGAACCGTTACCCCCTGCGATACCGGCTGTTACACCAGACGTACCGTAAAGAATTGCCTTATCAGTTGCTATAGCATGAGAACGAGCAAGAGCTGAAGTAATCATTGGAAGGAAAGAAACCAAAGAAGTTTCGTCCACATCATTATCAATGTAAGTACCTGCAGCAAGACGCTCAGTATTCAATACGTTATTTGTAATGTCATACTGACCATTAGTTCCGCCGTTATCAATACGCTGGTCAGCTGTATCAACACTAAAAGCATTGCCGAAAGTTGCAGCATTAACATCCGCAGCGAAAGGCATTACTGTAGCTCCAGAAGAAACAGCGATTTCACGGAACAAAGGTAGAAGCTTAGTTTCAAGCGCAACTTCTGTTTCGAAAGCCTGGGTTACAGTAATATCAAGATTACCAGATGTAGTCTGACTACCAAAATCCACGCCTGCTTTTTCTATAACGGTTTTACCTTGTTTGGTATCCCATCCTTTACGTGTGATGGCACCAAGTACTTTGGCTTCGAGTGCCTCTTTACCAAAATCTTCATTAGACTTTGTAGAGAACTCATACTTACGATTGCGCATAGCTTCAAGCTCTTCAGCTTTCTCTTTAACTTGGCTTTCGTATTTATTAACAAGCTCAGAAATTTCTTCTTGCTTTGCAGCTTCGAATTCTTTCTGCATATCTTCCGCCAAACGGGTTGCACCTGATTCTACACCAGATTCAATAGCCTGTTTGACTTCTTTTTCTTGCTGAATTTGGTTTTCAGCTTCTTGAGAAGCTTTAATTTCAGCCTCTTTTTGTACAGCCTCATCGGCTGCTTTTTGCTCGGCTTGCTTCATTGCAATTTTAGCAGCAGTTTCCTCAGCTACCTTTTTAGCAAAAGCTTCCAAGTCAACGGGTTGAGTTGTCTCTTCAGACATATGTATCTCCTTTTGGACTTGCGCCCCGTCACTATTAGTGAAAGTTTTCTTAAAATCTTCATACTCTTTAACAGAGTCGAAGGACTTCGCCAGTGAAAAAGTAGCTGCTTGGTTACAAGGTACAGATACTACTGATACCTCGAACAATTCAGCGTCCTTTATTCTTATTCCGTCGGTTTCCTCTACGTAATCAGCATCCTTGACTCGAAAACCAACAGAAAAGGCTCCAAGGACACCGTCTTTAACCAAATCTACTACATCTTTAGCCGCTCGACTAATTTTTGCAGTAAGTTCTAAACCATTTTCAGTAGCCTTCACACTTGTGGCTCTTCCAATAGGTCTATCATAGTTATGATTAAAAAGAATTATAGGGTTTTTCTCAAAGTTGTTCAATCCACCTTTAGTCCATGCATCTGCTGAAATAGAATCACCCGCGCGATCAAAATCAGTAGTACTTGCCATACCTCGGATTTTAACACTACCATCTTCTTCAGTATTAGACTTAAAAGTTGAGGTGAGATTAAATATTTTTTCCATTATCTCCTCCTAAATTCCCCTTTTTAGGGGCTACTTTTGGTGTTACTTTTGGTGTTACTTTTGATGCTAAAGCTGCGGTTTCTGGAAAAAGACCTTTTAGTTGCTTTATAATCAAATCCCAAGAACTAGTCCAAACCTCATCATCCAGATAAGACTCTTCAAACCCTTTGGTTTTAACTGCCTCTTCTTTGCTTATAAGGTATCCTTGTTTAACAGAAGTAATTGCCAAACGTTTTAAAGCTGCATGCTTTAATCTTTCATGTAACTGTTTTTTCTCACTCTTTTTCGCCATTTTCATCCTCTTCAACAGGCCTTCCGCCCTCATCTGGATTTACTGCACTGCCTGCTATATTTGCAGGAACTCGTAAATCATCATACCCTTCTACTGGTTCAAAACCAAGCTGGTCTCTTGCCTCATTAGGACTGATAATTCCGCCATTTACTAGAGCAGAATAATATTGAGACTGATCTCGTAACTCCGGCTGTAAAGCAGGGATATTTGTGATATTTTCTTCAATATTGAACCCAAAAAACCTAGTTAATGCAAAATTCATTTTTCTTACTATAGGAAGTATAGTTTCCAAATAGTACATCCTCATATTAGGACGAATATTGGCATTATTTCCAGAGTCCAATAATATTGGAGGAACTCCTATTGCTTTTAAAATAATCTTTTCATTGTCAGCTATAGAAGTCTGAAAGTCTAAGTCTTTAAAGTTTACATTTGAAATTTTATCAATCTCTATACCACCATCTAAAACAAGAGGACGTCTTCCTCCAGCATCTGGTCTATAACGAGCCGTCCAAGATTGAATCATTCTTTCTTTAATCTTCTCGGACAAAGTATTAGGGCTTTTAAGTACAAGACCCGGAACTGCTCCGTTCTTAAAAAAGTTATCTTGAAACTGTCTCATACTTGCCATAAGTTGCATGGTTCGTATTGCGGGCTTCAATCTAGATACTCCTCTATACATATCATGAAAAGAGTTTTCTTTTACATGAATAATTTCATTAGGGGAATAATCTACTTCATTATAAGTATATTTTTCAATATAAGTTTTAGCATCTACCTTGATAGATACCTGAGAAGCAGGGATATGATAAAGATGTGCGCCATCATAATAAATAAAAATATTACCGTCTAGAATATAATCAGTAATTAAGTTACGTTTAAAAGAGTTAATATCTTGAAATAAGTTAGGCTCTTCATTTATAAGCTTATCTACTTTTACTCTTTTTATCCCTTTTACAACTCCTGTCCTACTAATAGATTGTACTACTGCAGAAATCTCTGCAGCATCATCAACAACTATATTTACTGCACGATTAACAATCTCTAAAGTCTCGTAATACTTTTCATAGCTCTGAGTATACTCGCGAGAACCCTGTGCGCTGGCTCCAAAGTATTGCTGAATAGGATTTAGTTTTTCTAAAACCTCTTCTTCTCTACCAAGAAATCTATCATACCATGCCATGTTTTTCCCTTTGAATCTCAACCCAGCGCATCTGTTTTTTTGCAGTTCCTAATCCTGGGTCTCTACCATATACTTTATGTAGTTGTACATGATGTGCATGACATAGAGTCGCAGTATAATCATAAAGTTCAGCATGATGCTCTTCTATAAAATCATCTCGAAGTGCTTGTATATACTCCGGATTATGTTTGTTCTTTGTCAGCCATTGATTTAATAATGGTGTTAAACTGTAAAAGTGGTGAAAATCGAGCTGCTCTGTTTTATCACAAATCTCACAAGCCAGTCCCTTCTCATACTTAGATTTTGCCCTGTCTCGTACATACTTTATAACATCTCGTTTTAGTTTGGGCATTTTGCTACAATTCCTTTATTTTTATCTAAAGAATTATATCCAGTTTAAGATATTATGTCAATAATTATTTTTGAGTAGGTGTCTTAAAAACTTGTTGCCACAGTCTCAAACGAATACAGTGCATATCTTAATGCATCTGCCATATGTGATGCGTTATTATGCTTTGGTTTCTCTTTTACAAGGTTTGGATTAGGATCCCATTGGTAATGGTCTAAAGCATTTATGGTATGCGTACAATCCTGTCCAACAAGTAATTTCTTATTATCTATTATTGTAGCAACCTGGGCTATACCATCTAAAAGGGACTTCTTTGCGTTAATAGTTGAAATATCGTAGTTTTGTGCAAAGTCAAAGCGGGTTTGCTGTGCAGCGGAGTCGATATAAATATAATCAATATCCCACTTATCAATTAGTTGCTGAAGTTTTCGTGCATGCGTCTCTGTTGTCTGCTCTGCATCTAAGTATTCATCTAATAAATAAAATTTTTCTTCATCCCAATCATATCCAATTACACAAAAAGCTGTAGGGTCTCTATAACCTACGTCCAACCCTGCAAATATATCCATTTTTGAAGTATCTAACTCGCTGAGGTTGGCTAAGCACTCCTCTCTGTTAAAATTCCATATCTGTCCTTCATAAACATTAAAGTCAGCTTCATATTCTTGTTTAAACTCAGCTTCAGAGGTAGAATTCCTGGCTTCCTCAATATCACTTTCAGACATACGAGGATTATCTCTATAAGTTGCTCGAATAGAGGCCCACTCAGGGAACTCTTTTTTAAAACCTCTATACCAGAATTCTGCGAACCAGTTACCCTTTCCTCGTGGTGTTGATATAAATAAAGCTTTTGAATTATCTTTATCTAGTGTAGGTCTTAAAGCTACATTGAAAGCGTCTCGACCGTCTGCAAGAGCTGCTTCATCAAAAATAATTAAATCGTAAGACCTACCTACACAAGAATCAACTTGATTAACTGACCCCATACGTATAGTAGACCCGTTTGATAACTCTATAACTTTATCTTTCGCATTGTCTTTCGCTACTTCTAAATCAAAGTGCTTTATCAGATTTCTTTGCAAATCAAAAGAGATCTGAGACAAGGCATAGTTAGGAGACATTATGAGAATGTTTGAGTTGGGAACTAGCGAAACTAATTGCCCTATAATATTTGCGATATAGGTTTTACCCTGTCTCCTAGATACCGCCGCACACACAAAACGATATTTTGGATTATTAATCGCATTTATAATGGCCACCTGCGATGCAAGTGGTATAACGCCGAGTAAGTCCAAATATGGATCTACTGGTAGTTTAAGAAACCTTGCCTCAGACTCAAGTTCTAGTAAATTATTACAAGTTATATCTTTACGACTTATTTCTATACCCATTTTATTTTTTGTCTTTTCCTGTCCCTGTATATAACCCAAACCATGCTGCACCCGCACCTACAATTGTTGCAATAAGCCCAGATTGGGCTATAGAAGGGTCTGGTAGTTCCATAAACCACATTGTTGCATAGTAGAGCAAGAAAATATAAACCCCTAAGAATAAACGTGGAAAGATTCTCCAACTATCTACTGCATGCGCTATAAAAATGGCTTTTTGCCAGGGATTTACTCCGCTTTCTAACTCACGAATCCGGTCTTTTAACTTATTTTGTTCCTGAAGTAAATCCATAAACTTATTTAGATCTAACTCTACTTCGTTACGACCCATATCTCCAGAAAATTTATCATTCATTATAGTACCCCTTCCATTTTGTGAAAAGTATGATTATCAATTTGAGCAACGAAACTATATGCTTTTGCCCATCTTGGATTTGCTAACTTTCCGTTATAATAATGTGTTGAACCGTGAGTAATATCTTGTATTTCTCTATTAATCAAAGTAGATGCGACTTCAAAACAATCTTTCCAGGCATCTCCCGCAAATATAGTATCAGATATACCATCACAGTACCAACTAAACTGGCATCTGTATTTTTTAGGTAGTCCATTTTTTTTGTATTCTGCTTGGTAAACTACCCCGCAAATACTATCTGGAAATAAAGTACTTTTTACTCTATTTAGAGTAACGTGTCCTACTGCAAATTTTCCTTTTAAGGACTCTCCACGTGCTTCGTGGTATATATTTGCAGCAAGGCATTGTACTTGCTCCGGATCTATAACTCTTTCAGGTTTTACCGCTATTTGCGGTGCTGCGGTATTAGCACTAAAAAGTGTTAGTACCAGTAATAAGAATATGCTTCGGCCCATTTTGGTCTCCCTAATTTGAGTCTAAATGTATCCTAGTCTCCTTTTAAAAGTTTATCCATTAATTTACCGTAATTGCCTTGCCCGAAAGGGACACCTTCATTGATTTGAACATTTGTCTGGTTTTTAATGCCAGACGTTTTTTCTAAGTCAGCCTGTGCTTTAATTTCGTCCATACGCATCTTATGTGCCATCTGTAGTAAGTCTGCTAAGTCCTTACTAGAGTATACACCACTTTCTTCCGCTTCTTCTAACTTAGAATGTATCATTTCGTCTAGGAGAGCTCCAATGGTGTTTTTATTTCTATAACCTGTGTCTAAATAAACTGTATCAATATACTTTTTTACTTCTCGTCTATTTAATATATCAACAACTTTATTTTCGGGCACAGATAATTGATTACAGACCTCTTTAATACTACCAAAGGTTAAGTAAGAGTTTGCTATCTCCATTCCCTCTGGAGAAATTGTTGTTAGTTCTTTACTCATAATATTTTTTTAGATGGTAGGTCGTGTAGGCCA